TATATCCGCGTGCCTACAATTGCCGTCAAATCTGTGCTGTTATCCAGCAAATAGAAGATTGCTTTTCCTACTGTCATCGCATGTATCGTTCAAATTCTTTTCTCAGTCCGTCGTGTAGCTTCTTTCTCATTGCCGGTTGTTTCTTCTTCTTCGCTTTTTCGAACACTTGGTAATTGTGTCCGCTGCGGTTCTTACCTCCAAACGCGTCGGCATAGTCGCCTTCTTCTACAATATGCGCAAACCATGCATCATGCCCCTTGCGGACGTTGTTAAAAGCACGCGGCCCACCTAATATGGTTGCCCTGTTCTTATTGGGATTCCATGTACCCACGGAATTGCGAAGTGTTCCGGGTTGAATTGGCTTCCGGCCCGGTACGTTAATGACTTCTTTCGCGTCCTTAATCCTGCCCGGTCGCCGTAGATAGCGCACGTAAATCTGTACTACTTGGCGGTTCAGTTTTTTCATCTGCGCCATATCCTTCTTGTTGAATTCAATAGCTCTGTCGATGCGCTTTAGCACCATCTCCAGCCCGTCAACATTTGCGGTTTGTAGTGCCATTACTCGCCGCGTAAAGTAGTTACGATTCGCAAACCTTCAGACCTTCCAATTTCTTGCAGCGCTTCAATTTGGTAATAATTGCCGTCATAGTTTACGCGGTCGGTTGGAATCACGCCGCTAGTTGTCGTGCTGTATCGAATGATAAAGCTAACGGGCTGCTTTGTTAGAATCTGATCGCTTTGGATTGACTCCGTGCCGCTGCCGTACTTGTAAGAAATTTCTGCCCATACCGTTGCGTATGTGCCCCAAGATTCTGCACGTTCGCCGTATGTGTTAGTGGTTAACGCTGCGCGCTCAATTACGATGCGCCGATCCATTTTGCCGAATCTCATACGCTGGTAATGATTCGGTAAGGCGAAAGAATCGCGTGCATACCCATTGGAATTTCACGAGGAACACCGCCGCCGCTTGTAACCTCCTGCCTGTTTTCGTAAAGGTGTCCCACCATTAAACGGATCGCCGTTATGATTGGATTAGGGATTTCTGCCTCTGGATAACCTACAACCATATTCACTTGAACCGCGTTGAAAGTGTCATCATAAAGATCGGGCACGCTGTCGAATGTAATCCGCGTCGCCTTCGTTTTAATGTCAAACCAGTATTTTGTTGTCGCCAAGGTTTGCGATGCGTTCGCCGTGTCCAAATACGTTACGCTAGTAATGGACTGCACCGGGCCAATTGGAAAGCGCGCGTTATAAAAATAATCCATATAACCCACGGCTGCAACGTCGCCAAGTCGCGTGTTACAATAGTCCTCAACCCATGCAATTGCTGCGTCCCTGTACGCTTGAATCAATGTGTCTTCATCGCTGGAATCAACGCGCAGGTGTTCCTTTAATTGGGCCACGGTAATAACGCCGTCAAAGTCCGGCGCTCCCGTTATTTCAATGGTCATCATGTCGCTAAAATACGGACAAAAAAAAAGGGAGAGCCGAAGCCCTCCCCTTTCCAATCATCACCAAATAAATCAGCTCAACTTTACGGCTCTTGAAAGCGCGCCCGGCTGACGTACATCGAAATCGAAGAAACGATTCACGTGCAACTTAATCTGTGCAGTACCTGCGGCGCTGTACGGGTCAACTAGCAAGTCGATACCTCCGAAGTACGCAAGGATTCCACCCTGTGCAAAGTTTCCGAAAATCATTTGTCCACCTGCGCCGGTTGCGTCCAACGTGTCGTTCACCAAGTAAGGCGTTGCAACTGCGTTGTACATATTGAATCGTCCGTTCTCCCACAAAGCGTTTACGTCAGGAACTTGCGCCAATGCCTTTGAAAGCAAATATGCTTGTGGAGACATTACGTATGTGCTTCCTGCGAGGTTTCCACCTGCTGCAAGTACAGCCGCTTCCATTGCGTTGGCAACGGTTGCAGACAAAGCAGCATCAGCAGTATTGTAAACGTCAACCGCAGTTGATGCCATAATTTTATCAAAAGCGTAATCGTCGATAAAGGCATTCATAGCCTGCGATAACTCGTTTGAAATTAAACGGTCAACCTCAGCACCTCCCTGCAAAATCAATTGCTTAGAGTACGTTGTTTGCGCTGCAACTCGTGTAGGACTCAAAGTCAATTGATCCATGTTTAAGCCTGAAGATGCGTCCTGTGAAACCTCTGTTTCTTCAGTTCCGGTTGCTTTTGTGCTTACCCGTGGGAATTGCAAGTTTCCGGTAGCGTTACGAATTACAGTTGTGCCAAGTCCTTCCAATACAGTCGGAGCGCGTAGCGCCTCAATTGCAGCAGGAACAACAGTAGGAACGAATCCAGCTCCAGCCTGTCCGCTTGTTGCTTGGAAATCGTCCGCAGTTCGCAAAGCGATTGAAGGAATTGCAATTTGACCGGCAGACTGCAAGCCTTGTGCGCGCATTTCTTTCATCGCTTCGTTTGCCCATTCTGCTTCAGCGCCTTCCAATTGTCGACCGTTAGAAACGGCTTCAACCGCACGGGACAAAGAGAAAGAACCGTTGACGCGCTCAACTTCGCGCTTCTCAGATGTGCCAGCATTTCCGGTTTGCGCCATTCGGGCAACCATCTGCTGCTCACGCTCTTTGTGCTTAATCTTGCTGTCAAGATCGGAAATCAAACCGTCTAGCTTATCGCATCGCTCCTGCTCTGCTTCAGTTAATACGCGGCCTTCTGCATCGGCCTTTTGGCCAACGGCAACGAATTCCTCATAGTGTGCGGAACGCGTGCCTTTTAAATCGTTTAAAGTCATTTTTGTAAAATTGTTAGGTGCTAAGTTACGCACCTCGGTTTTTATGGTTTCAGGTTCTTGCCGTACTTCCGGCGTTTCCTGTTCGGGTTTCACTTCCTGCGCTTCCTCTTTCGCCGTCGCCATGTTTCGCGCTGACACGGTTGTGGTTGCATAGGCTGGATACGTGACCGGGCTAACGTCTAAAAGTTTGCCCATACGCTGCACGGTGCGCGTGCTACGGTCTTCGCTCCATTTCTCATCTGTAATTGTAAACGCAAACGAACTTTGTGAAATGTCGCCGCGCTTAATCAACTTGTATAGGTCGCGCCCGTCCTGCGTGTCTGCAAGTGCGGCCCTGTACTTTAGTCCGTTTTCGTCAACGCTCAATTCAAGCGTGCCGTTTGTGGTTCGTGCCATCGGTGCGCCTTCGTGATTGAGCAACAACCGTACATCGTCTTCCAGTACGTCGTCAAATGCACCGCGTGCAATCGTCTCGCGGAAATATCCAAGGTCTGTTTCTGTGTCGAAGTTCGCTGCGTAGCCCTCAATTACTAGTGAATCATCACCGGCTGCGCGTACTTCGCTCGTTCGCAACTCGACGTTGTCGCCGTATTGCTTGCGTAATTCTTCTACGCGTTCGTTTTCTTTATTCTCCATTATTAGTTGGTTCTGAAACCTTGTCGCTGTATGCCTGTAAACTCGATAAAGCGATTTGGTTTATTTGTACGGTGTGAACGTCCCCCCCGATAGTGGGATTTAATTCTTCACGGCTGCGAATTTCATTGATATTCATGACTCCATTTTGGAGCATCTTCGTATAGAAGTCCGCACGGCTTTGCATATCGCCCCTATACAAGTCGTTCAAATTGAACTTCGCGTAAAGTTGTGGGCGTTCGCGGTCTTGGATTAGTTTGCGGTCAATCTCCTGTTCTATTCGCTTCGTCCACGGGCTAACCGTATGCCGGGCGAATTGCAGGTTCTGCTGCTCGACGTTGTTGTAAGTTGTTTGGCTTTCCAACTGTACCAATGTCGGCGGAACGCTGAAAATGCGGCAAATTTCCTCGGCCTGAAATTTCCGCGTTTGGATAAACTGCGCTTCATCCGGGCTGATGCTGATCCGCGAATACTTGAAACCGAATGGCAGCAACTTCGTGCCGGCCTGTTGTGCCGCTTTGTTCCAACTTCCTTGGATCACGTCCATCTGTTCCTTTTTCAAAGGCTGATCGCTCGATAAAATACCGGTCATCTGTCCGCCGCTGCCAAAGTATTCAGCGCCAAAGTTCTCGGCGGCTTTCGCTAGTCCTAGGTTCTCCCGGTGCAATCGGATCGGCGACTTTCTTTGAAGGTTGGAAATCTCCAGCATATTTTCAGGCTGAACAATACCCACGCCGCGCACGCTATACACGAAAGTGCCGTTAACCGGCTTGCGGTCTACGTCCCAAACGTCAAGGCCGATTAACTGCGTGGCATATCCGCGGCTGTCGCGCTCAATTAGTGCGTACCCTACACCGTTCAAAACCGCGTTTGAAATAATGGTTTCCCAAAATTCAAATGCTGTTTGGTAGTCGTTAGGCTTGTATTTGATGAGGTCAAAGGCCGGGTGCGCGTATGCCGGGTTCACTTCGCGCCCTTCACGCTCGAACACGTCAAGCCCAAGTGAAGCAATGGAAGACGCTATGCGATAAGTGCAAGCGTAAACCGTGGCAATGGTCATCGCCGTATTTTCGTTGATGTTCGCGCCGCTGGTTGTCGTGCCGTAGATACCCAAATCGTTGGGTAAGCTTTGGCTGTCGTATTTGCCCACTCGGTAACGGAGTAGGGCGCTTAATCTGTCGCGAAGTGTTGCCATATGGGTTGCAAATTACGAAAGGGAAATTATATCGAAAATCGGTTCACTTGCGCCGTTGGTTTTATCGTGCGCATATTCGTTCATGGCAATGATGGAAGCGATCACGCCGTCGACTTTTTTGGCTTCATTGCGTTCTTTGGTTACTCGCTTGTTTTCGTTTACGTCGGTGTAAATCACAGCGCACCCCATTTGCCACCGTAGCACCTCATTCGCCCCGTGGACTATGTTGCCTTTCATCATTTGCATCTCAAATTCCTTTGTCGGCCCGTTCATAGTGGTGATATTCTGCGCCATTGGGTGCATTTCGATGTCATCTTGCACCAATTCGCTCACGATATAGGTGCTAAAACGTGGATCATATCCGATACTTCGCACATCATATTTCGCGCATTGGTCGGCTATATGGTTCTTGACAATGCGGAAATCCGTCACGTTGCCCGGTGTAATTGTCAAATGTCCGTCTTTGGCGTATCGCATGTAGTCAATTCCTGCGCTCAATTTCTTGCTGTTGGCTTTCTCCTCGTTTACAAATTGGTGCAGAATTAGATAAAAGCAATCGTGTTCGTCGTCTCTAAATAGCAACGAAAAAGCCGTTAAATCCTGCGTCGATGCCAAGTCTAAGCCCCCAAATGCCGGTAAATTAGGCAATCGCTCCCATGGAATCGGATCTGATCCGCGCATAAAAATGTCGTCTGGAATCCACGCGTGCTCTGCGCTAGTCCATATGTTCAGGTTAAGCCGCAAAAACGTGTTCAAATAGCTTGGAATGGTCTGCGCTTTCTTGCTTTCCTGCTCGAAATACGCTTTTGTGCAAATTGTGCCGTATCCGGGATTCGCTTTCTTCCAAGTTTCTTCCTGCGTCCAATCGTCTTCTTCGTCCGCTGCGTACAAAACAGGCAGAAAAGTGTCGTCTTTTACAATTCCGTTCTTGACTTTCTCGGCATATTCGTGTACCTCCCAGCATATGGAATTCCGGTCATGGCCTGCGGTTGTAAGCGCCATAATAATCGGCTGCGTCCGTGCGCCTGTACTTGTTACTAGTACGTCCCAAAGGTCGCGGTTGGGTGACGTGTGCAGTTCGTCGAATATAACGGCATGACAGTTGAACCCGTGTTTGGTGCTTGCTTCTGCGCTGATGGACTTGTAGAAACTGCTTTTGTACTCGATGGAATTACGCAGAACTTTACCTCGGTTTGCAAGGTGCTTGTTGTTGTATACCATTTCCTGCGCGATGCTGAAAACAATGTTGGCTTGGTTGCGGTCGCCCGCCGCAGAGATGACTTCTGCGCCCGGTTCACCATCCGCGAAAAGCATATAAAGAGCAATCGCAGCAGATAGGTTCGACTTCCCATTTTTCCTAGGAATTTCAACATAGCACGTTCTGTATTTGCGCCTACCGTCGGCTTTCTTCCACCCGAATAGCGGCCGTATGATGTCATCCTTTTGCCAATCTTCGAGCAGGAACGCCTTACCGCCTAGTTCGCCCTTTACGTGGGTGCAGAACTTCTCGATAAAGTCCACCGCGCGATCCGCTGCAACCTCATCGAAATAAAATTCATCCGAAATATTCGTCAACGCTCTCTTCTGTTTGTGCCGTTGTTCCAACCAACCTTTCAAGCGTGGCAATCATAGCCTGTTTTCGCATCCGTGCTTCTTTAAGTTGCTGCCATTCGGGTCTTGCGCGGCTGTAAGTGTCGCCGCTTTTGCCG